TTGTGCCAGACGAAGTAAAAAACTCGTTGAAATATGGAGAGCAAGTTGCTCAAGCTATTGAAGGTGAATGGTGGAGACAAGGTGGTAATGGAACTAGATTTGCTACATCATATAATAGATTTCATAGTTTAAGATTATACGCAAGAGGTGAACAACCTGTGCAAAAATACAAAGACGAGTTAGCTATTAATGGTGATATGTCTTATCTTAATTTAGACTGGAAACCAGTACCTGTATTATCTAAGTTTGTTGATATCGTAGTTAACGGTATGACAAATAAAGTTTTTGAAATAAAAGCTAGTGCTCAAGATCCAATATCATTAAAGAAAAGAACAGACTACGCTACAGCTATATATGAAGATATGTTGGCTAAACCTTATTTAGAAGAATTAAAAACAAAGCTAGGTTTAGATTTATATCAAAGTCCTAACCCTGCAGGTTTACCAGAAAACGAAGAAGAGTTAGACATGCATATGCAATTAACGTATAAGCACGCTGTAGAAATAGCTGAAGAAGAAGTTATAGATAATATATTAGCTAAGAATAAATTTACTAATATAAAGAAAAGATTTAATTATGATTTAGTGACATTAGGTATTGGTGCGGTTAAAACAAACTGGAACAAAGCTAATGGTATTACAATTGACTATGTTGATCCTGCAAGATTAATATTTTCTTATACAGAAGATCCAAATTTTGAAGATATATATTATGTAGGAGAAGTTAAGTCATTAACTATTGGTGAAATAGCTAAAGAGTTTCCTGATCTTACAGAAAGTGAATTAGATAAAATATCTAAACAAACAGGTAACAGAGATACTTTATACGGTTGGTCTACTTACGATCCTAATACTATACAGGTTTTATATTTTGAATATAAAACATACAATAGCCAAGTATTTAAAATAAAAGAAACAGATCAAGGTTTAGAAAAATCATTAGTAAAAGATGATAATTTTAATCCACCAGAGTCTGATACGTTTTCTAAAGTATCAAGAAAAATAGAAGTATTATATAAAGGAGCTAAAGTAATTGGTAATAATCAATTACTAAGATGGGAACTTGCTGAAAATATGACAAGACCTTTTGCTGATACTACAAAAGTAGAAATGAGTTATGCTATTGTAGCGCCAAGAATGTACCAAGGAAGAATTGAATCTATTGTTAGTAAAACTACTGGTTTTGCTGATATGATTCAATTAACACATTTAAAGCTACAACAAGTTATGTCTAGAATAGTACCAGATGGTGTATTTTTAGATATGGATGGATTAGCTGAAGTTGATTTAGGTAACGGCACAAACTACAACCCAGCAGAAGCTTTAAATATGTACTTTCAAACAGGTTCTATTGTTGGTAGATCACTAACACAAGATGGTGAATTAAATAGAGGTAAAGTACCTATTCAAGAATTATCATCGTCATCTGGTCAAGCTAAAATACAAAGTTTAATTGGTACATACCAATACTATCTACAAATGATAAGAGATGTTACTGGTTTAAACGAGGCAAGAGATGGTAGTGCTCCAGATAAAGATGCTTTACTTGGATTACAAAAAATGGCGGCCAATGCCTCTAATACAGCTACAAAGCATTTATTAGAGTCGTTGTTGTACTTAACAGTTAGAACATGTGAAAATATAAGTTTAAAAGTTGCTGATTTAATACAAAATCCTTTAACTGAAAACTCATTAATAAACTCTATAAGTACATTTAATGTTAAAACGTTAGAAGAATTAATGAATCTACAGCTACATGATTTTGGTATTTATATACAGCTAGAGCCTGAAGAAGAAGAAAAAGCCTTGTTAGAACAAAACATACAAATGGCTTTACAAACAGGCGCTATTGCTTTGTCAGATGCTATTGACATTAGAGAGATTAAAAATAGTAAACTAGCTAATCAGTTTATAAAACTTAGACAAACTCAAAAACTACAAAGAGAGCAAGAACAGCAACAAGCTAATATTCAAGCGCAGGCTCAAGCTAACGCAGAGTCTGCAGAAAAAGCAGCTATGTTTGAAGTTCAAAAACAACAAGCTTTAACTCAGGAAAAAGTAAGTATAGAGCAAGCTAAATCTCAGTTTGAAATACAAAGAATGGAAGCTGAAGCTCAAATAAAAAGAGAGTTAATGGCTGAAGAGTTTAATTATCAAATGCAATTAGCTCAAGCAACTGCAAAAGTTCAACAGCAAAAAGAAAGTGAAATAGAAGATAGAAAAGATAAAAGAGTAAAAATACAAGGAACTCAACAATCTGAATTAATAAATCAAAGACAAAACGATTTACTACCTACTAATTTTGAGTCTGCTGGAAACGATAATCTAGATGGTTTTGGACTAGAGCAGTTTACACCTAGATAAGATTACAAACAATTATTTAATTATATTATATTATGTCAGAAACAAAAACAAATGAACCTGTTAAACAGGAAGGTGATTTTAGTTTGAAAGGAAAATCTAAAAAACCAAAACAATTATCAAAGCAAAACAACGAGATAACTAAGGTTAGTTTAAAAGAACCATTAGTTAATCTTGAGCCAGATGTAACAAAGGTAGTTATACCAAAAGAAGAAAACAATGCCATTCAAGAACAAAGCACAGAGAGCAGCGTGTTACTCGAAGAACAGCCTAAAGTGGGACTGCAAGAAGTGGGACAAGGAAACGAAGAGCCCGCTGAAGATGATAAAGCGCAATTGCCGATCCAAGAGGTAACTAATGAAGAAAAACAAGAAATAGCTAAAGTAGTTAAAGAAGCTGTTAGAGATGAAAAAATATTAGGAAAACCTTTACCTGAAAACATCGAAAAATTAGTTTCTTTTATGGAAGAGACTGGTGGAACAATAGATGACTACGTTAGGTTAAACACAGACTACTCAAGCGTAAGTGAAGACGCTTTAATTAAAGAATATTATAAAAAAACAAAACCTTATCTAGAATCTGAAGACATTGATTTAATGTTAGAAGATTATACTTATGACGAAGAGCTAGATGAGGATAGAGATATACGCAAAAAGAAAATTGCGTACAAAGAAGAAGTTGCAAAAGCTAAAAACTTTTTGGAAGAAACCAAGAGTAAATATTACGACGAAATCAAGTTGAGACCCGGCGTAACTCAGGAACAACAAAAAGCTATGGATTTTTTCAACCGTTACAATGAAGATCAAGAAACAGCTAACAGACAGCATGAGGATTTTAAATCTCAAACTGATGACTATTTCAATAACGAATTCAAAGGTTTTGAATTTGATGTTAGTGGAAAAAAGTTTAGGTACGGAGTACAGGATCCAAGTAAAGTCGCAGAAGACCAGTCTAACATTAACAACTTTGTAGGAAAGTTTCTAAACAAAGAAGGTAAAGTAACAGACGCTAAAGGTTATCATAAAGCTTTGTTTATGGCATCTAATGCAGACACTATTATTAATCACTTTTACGAGCAAGGTAAATCAGACGCTACTAAAGATATTATAAGTAAGTCTAAAAATCCTAGCACACAACCTAGACAGGCACAACAAGGTGAGTTTATAAATGGTTTAAAAGTTAGATCTATAAGCGGTCAAGATTCTTCAAAATTAAGAATAAAAACAAAAAAATTTAACTAAAAAATTATTATTATGAGTTTAACTCCTCAATTTGGTGGTTTAATCCCTTCGCAGGCGCAAGAGATTTTAAACAGTAACTACCTACAATTTAACAGTAATGCAGCTGGAGCGCAGAACACAAACAGTTTTGCTCAGCAGTATTTACCAGAAATTTATGAACAAGAAGTAGAGCGTTATGGAAACAGAACGTTATCTGGATTCTTAAGAATGGTTGGCGCTGAAATGCCAATGACAAGTGATCAAGTAATTTGGTCTGAACAAAATAGACTACATATATCTTATCAAGGTGTTGGAGTAGCAAATGCTGCTGGTACGACTAGTACTATTACATTATTCGCTCCTGGAGCAGCTGGATTACAGAATGTTATCTCAATAAATGATACTATTGTGTTTTTAAATCCTGCAACAGGAGAAGAAAGCAAAGCATTAGTAACTGATTCTGGAGCTTACGCTGGATCTGGTCTTGCTGCTGGAGCAATCGTTGTACAACCTTTTGATAATGTTCAAATTGGAGCAGCACTTGCAGCAGTTGGATGTAAGGTGTTTGTATACGGTTCTCAATACCAGAAAGGTCAAAGCATGAATGGTGCTTTTGCTGTAGCTGGAGCTAATCAAGCGCGTATATCTGTTGATCCTCAATTGACTCAATATTCTAACTCTCCTATCATATTAAGAAGCCAATACGTAGTAAATGGTTCTGATATGGCACAAATTGGATGGGTAGAAGTTGCAACTGAAGATGGAACATCAGGATACTTATGGTATTTAAAAGCTGAATCTGAGACTAGATTACGTTTTGAAGACTATTTAGAAATGAGTATGGTAGAAGCTGAGTATAATCAACTACCTGCTGTACCTACTACATCTCCAGGATCTGAAGGTTTATTTGCTGCTATTCAATCACGTGGAAACGTAGAAGTAGGATTTACTGCTGCTGCTGGTTTAGACGAGTTTGATGCTATCTTGAAAAACTTAGATACTCAAGGAGCTATTGAAGAGAACATGTTATTTTTACAAAGACAAACAGCTTTGGATTTTGACGATATGTTAGCTTCTATTTCTGGCGGATATGCTGGAGGTACTGCTTTTGGATTATTTGAAAACTCTGAAGAAATGGCTTTAAATTTA